TTGTTGTTCGCAGATACTCCATCTTTGGGGTCAAGCCCTTCCATCTGGTAGTACCACCACGTGTCCATCGTAGGGGGGTTAGTGTCGCCCCACATTCCGTGCCAAGTAGGCCCACCATCTTTCGCGGAGGGGAAGCGACCGATACGTTTGGACATCGCATCCACAATGTCGGGGTGAATATCTCGGCACTCGTTGAACCAAGCGAATGTCAATTCCAACGAGTTCAAGTTGGCTACGTCGTCCGCATCGTCCAACGCACGGAACATAATCTCGCACTCTACATCTCCCACCTTAAAGAAGTACGTCTTGGTCGTGCGCATGTAATCGCCGCACTGCCCCGGCGGGAACCAGTCCAAGAAAGTTTTGATTGTTGTATCCTGCAACTGCCGTGCAGTCTCACGAACAATCGCCGCCCGAGTCTTACGTATCCCCTGAGCATTGGGCGTTTGCATCGACGCCCGTCTCACAATCTCAAAAGAAGAAGTCACTGACTTGCCGGAACCGACTGGCCCCATCAGTACACGCATCTTCGCATCTGATGCCATGAACTTCTTCCCCGTTGGCGGGGGAGTGTAGTTAATGTCGAGTGCCATTACGAACGGTCTGGGAAGTAGCCGTCGATGCAGATGATTTTGCTGGGCTGCCCAATCTCCCAGCCGTGCACCTTCGTGCCGTGGGAGTCAGTTGGTCGCAAGTCCGGTAATTGGAAGTTGTTGATGCCGTCCCCGCCGTAGGTTGTGCCGATGACAGCGTACAACGCAGTGTAAGTCTTGATGGATATAGTCTGACCATCGCAAGATGCCCAGTTTCTAGGGGCAAAATTGCCCCCAAATTCACGAATTTCCCCAATAAAACCTTCCATTTCACCCTCCTTTAGGCTGTTTTACACGTCTTCCAATAGCATCACAATGTACTCAAGACCACGCTTTTTGCTCTTGATTATCTTGGTTTTGAACGAAATTCCCTCAAGAGTAAGCCGTGTTTCCATGTTTCTGCACTCTGAAGCACCCTTAAACTTGATGGCTTTGAACCCATCATACTCAGAATCAAACAGACTCAATAGATTGGACATCCGATACCTCTGTAGTCGCGTCAATAAATTGCGCTTCGTGTTGCTGCCCACCCAGATTGATTGTGATGCGGACGCCACCTCCACCTCCATCGGCTACGGTATCACCTTTAGGCTCAAGTCCACCCCATTTTACGGTTGACTTGATGAGGTCTGCCTTGACGGCTGCGCTTACATCGGGGCTATGAATCAACATCCAGCTTGTTGTCAGGAGTTCTTCGGCCTGAGCACGGGCCTTCATCTTGAATGTCAGCCCCTTCTCTTGTATTTCGCCACGGAAGTGCTCCACTTTCTTGAGGAACACAGGGTCTTTGTTGAAATCCAGTATCTCTTGGGGGCCAATCTTATGGCGAGTGATTACCTCCTGCAAAGATTCTCCGCTGCCCTCAAGTGTGAGCGCAACGTCAAACGCTAGGCGGTCTGACCATTTGGTGTAGTGGAGAGGTAGGGTGTCCATGAGGCGGAGTATATAGGTCTTTACCTACGTGTCAAGAGTCCGAGCTAACTTTACACGTCCTTTTTTTGGGTCTTGCTTTATGCGGTTTACGTATACAGGGCGGGGGGTCAATCGTCGTGTCCATGTGCCCCCCTCCCCTCGTCCGCCAGCGACTGCCAGCGCCAGCGCCAGCGACCTAGTGATAACCCTTGATTTGCCTAGTGACTTGACACAATCGTCTAGTTCGGGCAGTCTGAATTTGTCGATGCAAAGCGCTTCGACAGAGCGGGTTGAGACCTAGCTCACCCGCTCTTTAACAACTAGGTACTGGAGAAATGCTATGTCTAGCAGAGTCTTTGAAGGTCGTGTTTCCATCGTCAAAAACACAAAGGGCGAAATCGCTCTCAAGCGTGACGTTGAGGGTTCATTCGATGCAACAACAGCGAATGAATGCTACTCGAAGATGAAGGAATTGAGCAAATCGCTCAAGGCCCCAATCAACAAGTGGTCGCTCTTTGTGGCTGATGGCGGTAAAGACGTGATTCTGATGGCTGACCGTTACGGAAATCCACGAATCACCCTCTTGCCACCACTGGCTGATGGTGGAAAAGCGAAGGCCAAGGTAGTGAAGTTGGCCTAAACGGAAGGCGGGACGCAAGTCCCGCCCTCTTTTTAACTTTGTACTGGAGGAAACTATGAAAGTACACGTAGACGGCGGACGTAAAGTTCGCAAGCAAGAGTCTAAGCGCATTCAAGTGCGCTGGATTGAGGGCAACATGGTGTTCTTCTCGCACTTTGCGAGACTCAAGGCGGCTGAAGGCTTCTGCCAACGGCTGATTGAGAAACACCACGTAAAGTTTGCTGAAGTGGTTCAGCCATAACAGCAAAGCAGTGAAGGCGGGACGCAAGTCCCGCCCTCTTTCAACCAACGGAGATGAAAATGGAAAAGACATTTGAAGTTATCGCCGCCATCATGGGCACAACCCTGATTGCAATCGCACTGAACACACTGGTTCCAGAAGGGATGTGGTTATACCTAGTAATGTTGGTAGTAGGAACGCAGTTTGTGATGATGGCAATACGGTCAGCACTGAAGTAATCAAGGCCCGGCGAAAGCCGGGTTCTTTTTTTCTTTCTTTTTTATGTGTAATTTATGTAATCCCATACATCGGGGGGTTTTCGCTCGCAATAATCGCCACATGATACGCGCAATGTACAGTTACTTTACACTCAGACTGTATAGTTCCGAGGGAATCTGAACAATCTAAACAGTGTGCCAACAATCTATCTCATACTTGACACGTAAAGCTAGAATTTATATTACCTAACTTGACACTGTTTAGCCATAAAACCTAGGAAAATCAAGGGTTTCAGGGGGGTATACCATATGATTTGATATAGATAATCTAAATAATCTACGTTTTTTTAACATATACCCTTTCATGCGGGCTTCTCTTGCGCTTTTTACATTTCGGCGTAAACCCTACTCTCTCTCATCCACACGACATTATCATAAAAAACGTAGATTATTTAGATTGTTGTTCGTAAGTCCTTGATTTATATAGACTTGTTGCAATCTAAATTTTAAGCTACCCTCAACAACTATACATATCATTACAACGATACTTAGATTGTTCAAGATAACTTGACAAGCAACCGCTTTCTCTATGAACGGGCGGCGACTTGACGGCTCGGCGGTTCGGCGGCAGACTGGTCGGGCTGGAGGGGCTTTCCCTTTCAGCATCTTTCTAAACCAACTTCATAAGGAGCCTATCATGGCTATGATTTATAAGCACAATGTCAGCGTATTTCAAAACACCAAGGGTCGTATCGTTGTAAAGCGAGACGATGAGGGTAAGTTCAACAGCGAGAATGTTGACGAACTTTACAAGCAAGTCGTTGCTATCGGTAAGAAACTGAAAGCTGAGGTGGCTATCTACAAGCCACAAGCTAACGGTGACACTCCACTGTTGTTCAGTGACCGTTACGGCAATCCTTACATTGCTCTGTTACCTGCCAAGGAAGCACCCTCTAAGGTCAAGGTTGTTAAGTTGGCATAACCCACAGGGAGAGTAACCCTCTCCCTTCCTTTTAACTTTACATGGAGATTAACATGACAAAGCGTTCCATTGCTTTCGATTTAGTCGATGAAATGAACTGGGAAGATGTTGCTGATGAACTCGGCTTGTTCCTATCCCTTGAAGATGCAGGCTTTGAAGAAGCCAATGACCACTGCCACGGCAAGATGCTCAGTAATGAGGGCAGTATCTACAGCTACACCGAGTGGTTCTATGACGGTGACGAGTCAGCGTTCAGCATTGCTTAAGGGGGACATATGAAGATAGCCAATAAAGATGCACGTCTATTTGTGCAGAAGCAACATCCCTTTGAAGGGAGCAACATGTATGCACAGTTCAAACCTGAGGGGGATGGGCTGAGATACATTGTGTACAGTTACGGTGAACACTTCCCGATGTACATACATTGCAAGGATGTATGGTTTGAGAACGAGGACAAGTACAGTCCCACGACTTCTAAGCATATGTCTCAAGCAAGACCTACACACAACACCATTCTGCTTTCTTCAGAGTGGATGCGCAAACTTGCTTCGGAGGGGTACGTTGCTATCGCTTCAAGCCGTATCTTGGGGGAGCCTGTCTAATGGAAGACTACCACTTACCTATCTGCACTCACTGCTATGCAGTACGTGTTGAACCACAGCGTAGATACATGGCAAGACCTACTTGCTTGCCATGTGGGGAACAAGTAGCCAAGCAACGTAAGTTTACAGTAGCCTGTAGCAACAAGCAGGGCTACGAGTTGATTACAAACCTTGACTACCTCAAGCAACTCAACCCTAAGAGGACAATGTAATGTTTATCAAACAACGTAGGGTACTGCCACGTGCAGTATCAATCATCGGGGCGGTTATCTGTGCCGTTCTCATGGCAGGATTCTTTGCTGTCTTACTCGTAGAGTGGATGGCAGGATGTGGCGAGACGTATGTAGATGCCAAAGGTCAACGGCATCAGTACGAGTGTGTATTCATTAACTTTACAAGGAGTAATTGACATGACCAAGGCATTGAAACTTTTCGTTCTTCGTAACGGCAAAGGTGGAGCCACTGTAAAGGGGGACGATGGTGTTCCTCTGTACTTTAGCGACAAGATGATTGCAAAGCAGTCGAAACAAGCGGGACAAGTTGTCTCATACGGCCCTGACCATAACAAATTCAAAGGAGCAAAATAATGCGAGCCACTACACTCAAGTCAACAATCAAGTCTTTATTCCCCATTCAACGTACAGTTTGTATCGAGGGTAGTCCCGGCGGTGGTAAGACAACCATCGTACATGAAGTTGGTGCAGAGTTAGGCATCCCTGTCATTGAACGACACATGCCAACGATGCTTGTCGAGGACTTCGGTATCCTGTTCCCCAAGGAATCGGGGGAGTTGGAATACAAACTGCCTGACTGGTTCCCTGTCAAGGGCAAAGCACCTGAGCAAGGCATCTTGCTGTTCGATGACCGTAACCAAGCGAATGCTGACCTTCAAAAGGTTCTCGCTAATATCTGCCAAGCACGTACTTTACATGGCACACCAATGCCTGATGGTTGGCAGGTTATCTCCACTGGTAACCGTCAGTCTGACAGAGCAGGTGCTAACCGTGTACTGTCCCATCTCCGTAACCGTGAGACTGTGCTTGAGTTAGAGACACATCTTGATGACTGGTCATCATGGGCTATTGACAATGGTGTCAAGTCAGAGGTCGTGTCCTTTATTCGCTTCCGTCCTGCATTGCTTCATGACTTCGATGCACAGCGTGACCAAAACGCTACCCCTCGTTCATGGGTTGAGGGTGTGTCTGATGTGCTTGGTACTGTCCCTGCTGAGGCTGAGTACGAGTGCTTCAAAGGTGCTGTCGGTGAGGGTGCGGCGGCTGAGTTTGTAGGGTTCATGCGTATCTTCCGTAAGCTACCTAACCCTGACGCTATCCTGATGAATCCAACTACATCGGATGTGCCTACTGACCCTGCCACTCTGTATGCCTTGAGTGGTTCCATTGCAGAACGTGCTTCAGAGAGTAACTTTGAACGTGTCTGTACATATGCAGAGCGTATGCCCCCTGAGTTCTCTGTACTGACGGTGAGTTATGCGGCTCGTAAGAAGCCTGACCTTGCCAATACCAATGCCTTCACTAAGTGGGCAATCAACCATCAGGACGTACTGTTCTGATACAGCGAGGGGCTTGTCCCCTCATTCAACAACATCTTTAGAGGAGTTAACACCATGAATCTCAATGACCGTGCATTGCTTGTGCAGTTGTCCATCTCTCAATGGACTGCTCGTAAGTACGACAAGAAAGCATCTCAGGAAGTGGCATCAAGTCATGGCATCACCACTGCCGCAGGACGTTACAACAAGTCTCTGCTTCCAATGAACGACTACCTTGACCGTGTACACAAGAAAGCTACACACATCCGTACCAAGTACTACGAGAACACATTACCGTGGGGTATTGAAGGCACGATGATGCTTCCCTCTGCTAACTATCTGTCATTCATGACTGACTTCCGCAAGGAAAAGTCTGAGTGGGAGTACTTGGTCAATGACTTTGCTTCCAACTACGACAGTCTCAAGGCTGATGCACAGCGACTGCTTGGTAGTTTGTACAACGAGGCTGACTACCCCAATGCCAATGACATCTACCGCAAGTTCAAGATGGACATGGCTGTGTTCCCTGTACCAAGCAATGACTTCCGAGTACAGCTAGGCAGTGATGAACTGCAACGTATCCAACAAGATGTTGAGCGTAGGGTTGCAGATGCACAGACCAAAGCTATGCAGGATGTATGGCAACGACTGTTTGACCGTGTGAAACATATGGCTGAACGACTTGCTGACCCGACTGCTGTATTCCGTGACACCTTGGTAGAGAACACACGTGAACTGTGTGAGTTACTGCCACGGTTGAACTTCATGGATGACCCTGACTTGGAAGCTATGCGTCAGCAAGTTGAAGCTACCTTGGTCAAGCACCCTGACACATTCCGTAATGACCCTGATGTACGGCGTGATGCGGCGGCTGAAGCTAAGGCAATCATGGACAAGATGGCAGTATTCATGGGAGGTACAGCATGACAAATGATGAGGTGAGTGGGTTGAAACTCGAACACCCTGATGCCTTTGCAGTATGGCAGGACAGGATGTTTGAGACACCCCATTCAATCTTGATTGAGAACTTGTTGCGGTTCATGCCTTACGGCACGATGCAACGTGTATTGGTAACCATTCAGAAGGAGATAGAACATGAGCGTAGAAAAGAGACTAAGCAAAGCTAAGACTAGCCTTATCCTTGAGCATCCATTCATTGGAAGCATTGCCCTCAACATGCCGATATATCTTGACGAGAGTGTTAAGACTGCGGCTACCAACTACAAGTCGTTAATCTTTGCACCATCATTCGTAGAGTCGTTGACAGATGAGGAACTCAAGTTCCTTGTAGCTCACGAGTGTATGCACCCTATGCTTCAGCATAACTTCAGACGTGGTGAACGTGACCGCCGGAAGTGGAATCAGGCAGGTGACTACGTTATCAATCAGCTACTGACTGACGAGGGTATTGGCAAGATGCCTAAGCAAGGGCTACTGAATAAGAGCATCTACGATGCAGGTGGTGGTAGTTCCGATGGTATCTACAAGATATTGCCTGATACACAGGAAGGTGAAGATGACCCACTTGATGACTGTCAAGATGCTGAGGGTAGTCCTGCTGAACAAGCACAGCAAGAGGCTGAGTGGAAAGTACGTGTAGCACAAGCGGCACAAGCGGCAAAGATGATGGGCAAGATGAGTGCAGGGCTTGCACGTATTGTCGATGAGGTATTGCAACCCAAGGTAGATTGGCGTGATGTACTGCGCAAGTTTGTAGAGAAGTGCAAGTCTGACCAACGTACCTTTGCACGTCCTAACCGTAGGTTCTTGTCGCAAGGTTTGTATTTGCCTAGTGCATCAGGTGAACAACTCGGTGAGATTGCCTTTGCAGTTGACTGCTCAGGGTCTATCACTCAGGAAACTATCTCTCAGTTTGCCGCTGAGATTACACGTGTCAAGGAAGATGGCAACCCATCTTGTATCCACATCGTGTACTTCGATAGTGAAGTATCACACTACGAGAAGTTCACACGTGATGATGAACTGCACGTTGAGCCACACGGCGGTGGTGGTACAGCATTCAGTCCTGTGTTCAAGTATCTGCAAGACAATCAGATTGAACCTGTCGCTTGCATATTCCTGACTGACCTGTGCTGTAACGACTTCGGTGATACACCTGACTATCCTGTACTGTGGGTATCTACTGACGAGGGTACTGCCCCATTCGGTGAGGTAGTACTGATGTGATTAACTTACCTGATGGTTACACATGGGACACTACCAAGCGTAGACAGGCAAAAGTCAATGCCCGATTCCTAGGGGCAGAGTGGGACTTGTCTGTCTACCACAAGGGCTACATTGCTTTTGAAGTAGCAAAGCAATACGACATGCACCTGTACAAACCACGGTATGCGGCTCGTCTATCGAATGGTAAGTGGCAACAGTTCGACACACTCGAAACGCTAGTGAAAGTGATGTGCGCAAAACATAGGATGGGAGTAAAGCATGATTAGTTTCGGAGAGTTATTTGTGTACGTTGTTTACTTCGCAATGGCAGGGTACATCATGTACCTACAGCATCGTGTGAAGGAGGCAACTAAAGCGGGGGCAGTCATGGCTATGGTGCTACATGATATTGCCAATGGTGAACTTGAAGTCGAAAGGTACAAAGATGGATTCAGAATTGTTAAATGCGGAACTGATAGCGAAACACCGACACATCAACGTGAATCATGATTGGTGGGAGTATGTGTACGAGGAGTTCACAGAGTATATGAAGGCACTTGGTGTACAAGTTGACCGTATGTATTTCTCAGGCTTTTGGAATCAGGGTGATGGTGCTTGCTTCGATGGGCATGTAAATGACTGGGAAGTATTCCTCAAGTCATTGGGATATGGTGACAACCCTGTGCTTATCAAACATGCAGTAGATAACTGGCGGTTTGAAGTACAACATCATGGGCATTACTACCATGAGAACTGTACTGACTTTACTGGTGACCTGTGTATGCCTGATGGGTACGATGACAACGAGTTCATTGCGCAGTTCTGCCCATACATTGGGGACGGTAGTGTATTCCGTGCTACTACATGGCTGATACTGTTGACGCAAGGTAGACGCACAGACTTTGAACACGAGTTCACAGAGATGTTCAAGAGCAATATGCGTAGGCTTTATAAAGAACTTGAGAAGGAGTATGACAACCTGACGAGTGACGAGGCAGTATCGGAAGCGATTATTGCCAATGACTTAACTGAAACAGAAGGAGTATGACATGGCTATTGTAAGATTTTCAAACGAGTTAAAAGAACTAATCCTTAAGAACGCTGATGCTGTACTTGCCAAGCAAGTACAAGCGGCTAGGGATGCACGTCCCACTCAAGAGTGGGGTGACAAGATATACGACAAGATGTTTGGGCAGTATGTTCCTATGCTTAACGCAGTACCCCCGCACTTCTTGAACATGGTTGATAGGCTCAAGGTTAATCGTGTCGGTATGTACGACTGTAGCCTTGAGTTCACATTGACATCTAAACGAGCATGGCCTTCTCAGTTTCTTGATAATGAGTTCGCTAAGAAAGGCAATAGCTATGACAACGGCATCGACCTTAAGACGCATCCTGATTGGGAAGAATTCCGACAAGATGTTGCACGTTGGAGAGACGCTATTACGGCGGCAGTCGATAAACAAAAAGAGTTTCGTGCAAGCGTATCCAAAGTTATTGATGCACATGCAACACTTGCACCTGCATTGAAGATGTGGCCTGCACTATGGGACTTGATACCTGAGAATGTTAAGGACAAACACCGTGAAGTACGTGAACGTATTAAGAAAGAGGTTGATGTAGACGTTAACCTTGGTGCACTTACTGCCGCAGTTACATTCAACAAGATGACACGATAAGGAGATGCTATGTGGTACGACCAATCAGAACTGAGAACATACAACGAACTACAAACATACTTCTCTAAGTGCCGTAGCCCCGATAAGGGGCGACCACTCAAGGCATGGGGTAGAGTATTCAAGAACGGAGATGCGTTCGATGTACACGTGAACAACAACAAGTTGTGTAGCGTAACACCTGACAATATCGTGACGTTTGTTGCACCCATTAGTGCGGTGCGCCGTAATGCACAGACATTAGTTGGTGCATTTCATAGAGCCATGCCTTTAATTCTGTTACGTGTCGGTACTGGTAGGTACAGAATTGCACACGTTCATGAATTTAAGAAGCACGTAGATTCCAACTGGAACTACATATGGATGCGCAGTGAAGCACCCGAATACTTTGAGGGTATACAGTTCGACCTTACTACTGGTGAGTGCCTTAACCGTAAGCCCGACATACTGAAACAAGTTGACACAGAAGTGCGTACTGATTGGATACGTAAGCTACGTAAGTTCAAACACAGTATGAAAGTGCGTGCTAAACTTGGCGTCCTTGATACGTTAATCGCTCAAGCAAAAGCAATGACAAAGCAACATCCCGACTGGGATAGTAACGAGTGGCAGGATGCAATGGTGAATGCAATTAAGACTGGCGAGATACCTAACTCTCTTATCATAGGCTTTGCTCAGTCTGCATTACATCGTACTTGGAGAGCGCAAGGTACAACACAAGAAGTTCTCACAGAAGTTACTAACATCTGCAATACATACAGCGTACAACTACGTCGTAAGTTCGGTGTATTCGGAGACATGTAATGACTATCATAGTATGGGATGGTAGTACCCTAGCAGTAGACCGTGGAGTTACTGACGGATTTACTATGTGGGAACAAGACAAAGCATGGCGAGTAGGTAATGCAATACTGACTGGTGTCGGTAGCATGACGCTCGTCCTTACTATGCGTGACTGGTATATCAATGGTCACCATCCCATACAATTCCCTACCGAACAAACATTACCCGACAGATGGTGCGAGTTTATTGTCGCAACACCTGACGGTTTGTTTCGGTACGAGCGGTCACCTATTCCAATAGAACATGGTAAGAACAAGTGTGCCTTCGGTGCAGGTAAGGACTTTGCGTATGGTGCTTTAGCTATGGGCGCTACCGCAGAGCAAGCAGTAACCATAGCCAACCGCTACTCAATCCATTGTGGAATGGGAGTAGATGTATTTAACCTAGGAGATGACAATGGAAACAGAGATTAAAGTTGATGTGACGAACTTCACATACGATGATGCTATCAATCTGTCGAATGAAGTAGCCTTGACTATTCACGGTACTGGTATTCCGTACCCACTTGAGATGGTCGTTGATGCTTTGTTGATGCAGATAGCATTCGTCGGTATGCAAGTATCAGCAGATATTCCTAAGGATGATTTTATCTCTAGGATAACCGAGAGACTTGAGCATATCTATGACCACACAGATGTGACTGAGTTAACCCAAGTGCAATAACCTAAGGAGAGAAGCATGAAGAAAAGTAAAGCGCAAAGAGTCCGTGAGTATTTTCGTAAGTACAAGTTAGCCACACCAAAAGAAGTTGGTGCGAAGTTTGGAGTAGCCATGCCTATGGTCTACAAGATTCGTAAGGAAGTACATGCTGAGTTTATCGACCGTAGTAATGCACCGATTATCGAATACGGTTTTGTAAATGCACCGTCTGTAAACCCACAGATTACTGATGCGGTTACTCAGTCTGCACGTGAAGTACAAGAGGGCGGCACACACTACAAAACTATGGGGGTACAGCCTTGGGATGTTGTAGATACATGGCCTAAGGAGCAACAGATTGGTTACTATCGAGGCGGTGCGTTGAAGTACATCATGCGTATGGGTGCAAAAGACCAGTCAGCTACTGAGATAGCAAAGGGTAAGCACTACATGCAGAAACTTCTTGAGGTGCTAGGATGATTGAAGCCCTGATATATGGGCTGCAATTCGCTGTGTCCATACTCGGTGTAGTGGGCGCAGTCATAGTTTCTTTTCTTGCAATCCTTTATTTCCTAGACGAATGAGAAAGCGCAGTAAGTACCGACCCAAACCAGTACTCGTCAACCCATTGGGGTACGTGATAGAGAGTATGCAGACTGTGGCATCCCACGGTCAGTTTCTTATCGACCTACGTATCAAGAACCACATGGCGATGGCTGAACTCACACAGGGTAGAGCAACAAAGGTCACGATGGATTTGTTGATTGCATCAGTCAATATGACTGAGGCTTTGTATAGGCTTGGTCTTGGTACTGACTATAGAAAAGAACTGAACGCAGGACTTGCATCACTACACGCAGTAGCCAGTAGGGGTGCAAGTACTGGCAAGTTTATTCTCAGGGCAGAGGAGATGAAAGCCTTGAACACCGTGATGGAACTACACGATGCACAGCTAGAGATTGCCACAGTAAAAGATATTGAGAAGGCAGTAGCTATCGTAGAGAACGAGAAGCGGTTGAAGAAGATGGTTCCGATTAACAAGTGAAGGAGAAGGCGATGGACATAGTGACAATCGACTTTGAAACCTACTACGATAGAGACTTCTCTCTATCTAAGATGACTACTGAGGCTTACATACGTAGCCCACAGTTTGAAGTCATCGGTGTAGGCATCAAAGTAAATGACTACCCTACTGATTGGTACAGTGGGGACAACGTGGGCAAGTTCTTGAACTCGCTCGACTATAAAGACAAGGCTATCTTGTGCCACAACACAGCCTTTGATGGTGCGATATTGGCATGGCACTACAAGATTAAGCCAAGGTTTTGGCTCGACACACTGAGCATGGCACGTCCGCTACACAACGTGACTGTAGGCGGTTCGCTCAAGGCACTGACAACATACTATGGGTTGGGGCAAAAGGGTGATGAGGTCGTCAATGCACTTGGCAAACGTCGTGCTGACTTCACACCCGAAGAACTTGCACGGTACGCTGAGTACTGTAAGAACGATGTGGAATTAACCTATGCCCTATTCAATAAGATGAAGGCGGGATTCCCTGTGTCTGAGTTACTGGTCATCGACCAAACGCTACGCATGTACACAGAGCCAACCATTAAACTGGATGTGGCGGTACTGCAAGACCACCTTAAAGCTGTGCGTGAGCGCAAGTCAAACTTGGTTGAAGCACTGGGGCTTAACTGCTCTGAGGAAGAAGCCAAGAAAACTTTGATGAGCAACAACTTCTTTGCAACTTATTTGCAGAACCTTGGCGTTGAACCACCCAGTAAAGTATCAGCCAAGACAGGCAAGACTGCATGGGCGTTCAGCAAAACCGACAAAGGATTCACCGACTTACTGGAACATCCTGATGAGCGTGTGTCGAACGCAGTATCTGCTCGCCTTGGTGTGAAGTCTACGCTTGAGGAGACACGCACACAGGGGCTACTCGAAGTGGCGGCACGTGGTCGGCTACCTATCATGCTGAATTACTATGGCGCACACACAGGACGGTTCAGCGGCGGCGACAAACTTAACTTACAGAACCTACCACGTAACGGTGCGTTGCGACGGGCGCTGTGCGCACCCGACGGACAATATCTTGTGTCGTGTGATTCGTCACAGATTGAGGCCCGCACAGTCGCATGGTTGGCAGGACAAGAGGACTTAGTGCAAGCGTTCGCAGATGGGCGTGATGTCTATTCCGAGTTCGCCAGTGAGGTATACGGACGCCCCATAACAAAGTCTGACAAGATTGAACGGTTCGTTGGCAAGACTTGTATCTTGGGCTTGGGCTACGGCATGGGCGCAGAGAAGTTCAGACGCACCCTTGAGATAGGGCAAGGCGGTATCTCAGTCAAGTTAGAACTGGAAGAAGCCATGCGCATTGTCCAACTGTACCGACATAAGAACCACAGGATTGTGGCGTTTTGGAACAGATGTGGAAACGCACTGAAGGATATGGTGGCAGGACGGTCGGGCAACATTGCTGACTTGATTGCCTACATACCCGAAGGAATCATCCTACCCAACAAGCTGACCATTAAGTACCCTGCGCTACGTGCTACCGCAGATGGGTTTGCTTACATCGCTGACGCACGGCAGTATCGCAAGGCAGTAAAAGACCGAGTGATGACAGGTGATGTGGAGAACATCGACTGGACACGTATCTATGGTGGCAAGGTAACTGAGAACATCGTGCAAGCTGTTGCTCGTATCGTTGTGTCTGAGCAGATGACCAAGGTCGGACAGAAATACCACGTGGCTTTCCAAGTACACGACGAAATAATCATCGTTGCCCCGGCAGCCGATGTGATTAACGCTGAGCAATATGTTGTGCAGTGTATGTCCGAAGCCCCGCGCTGGGCAGTAGGCTTACCTGTTGCCTGTGAAGCAGGACACGCCACCAACTACGGAGATACCTGATGAGTAACATTACAAAGCTGAACGAAGTAAAGAGCAACCCCAAGCGTGATGAAGTGCTGAACATCCTTGAAGCCGTGGTCAACCACGTAAAGGAAGCACAGACCGTGGGCGACATGACCATGCTGATTAAGATTGATGGCGAATACATCCGATTCTCATCGTCTATCGAGGACATTATGTCTGTGGTAGCACAGTACGAGTTGGCTAAGTTCGATGCCCTACGCCGCATGACACAGTAGCAACTGTATGCTACACTGGCGGTTCAAATTAACAGCACATCCGTAAGGGGAAGTCCCTCTTGCGGATGAAATTCATGGAGGCACTATGCGCCTAGCCCATTCTTACTCGTCCATTAAGTTGTTCGAGAATTGTCCACTGCGATACTTCTATCAGCGGGTGGCTAAGTCCGTGGTCGATGAAGGTGGGGAAGCCAGTAAACATGGCGAACGTATTCATGCGTTCCTTGAGGCCCGCCTAAAGAAGGAAGCAGACTTACCACAAGAAGTTGTTGCGTATGAACCGCTTACCCAGTCAGTAGAGAAGTTGGCATCGAAGGATGGTGCTGAACTTTACATCGAGCATGAGCTAACCCTGAGCGACTTACTCGTACCAACAGGTTGGTATGCGCCCGACGCATGGATACGCAGCAAACTTGACGTACTTGTAATCAATGGGGCTGACGCTGTAGTGATGGACTGGAAAACAGGCAAGCGAAAGATGGACTTCTTTCAGTTACAACTGTTCGCTGTTCAAGTGTTCAAGCACTTCCCTCAGGTACAACGAGTAAAGACTTCCCTTGTGTGGCTCAAGACTATGGAGATGGACACTGAGCAGTACACACGCCTTGAAGCCAATGGGATGTGGCAGGATATTATGATGCGCATTCGTCGTATAGAGCAGGCGCTTGAGCATGACAACTGGCCTGCAAAACCAAGTGGGTTATGCCGCTACTGTCCTGCCCGACACCTTTGCGACTATGCAAAACTTTAGGGTTTGTCCCTACAAAAAAGACTTGACAGGAGCGTAAAGTGTCTTACAATACACCCGAAGGCAAGATTAAAAAGAAGGTTGTCGAGGTACTCAAAGAGCATGGTGTTTGGTATTTCTTCCCTGCAAACAATGGGTTTGGGGTGGCAGGTATCCCCGACATTATTGCTGTGGTGAAGGGGCAGTTCCTCGGCATAGAAGTGAAAGCAGACAAGAGCAAGAAGCCGACTGCTTTACAAGTGCAATGCGGTGCAAAGATTCAAACCGCAGGTGGTTGGTGGATGGTGGTCTATGACAAAGACACCATCGACAACTTGGACTTGGTGATTCGAGAAAAACTTTACAGGTGACACTGATATGTTGGTAGTTGAGAAGGCGAAAGCCGTAGCGTTGAAACTCAATAACCCTGCGAGGGTGCTTGAGACTATCCCCACAGCCAAGGTCTTGACCGTCCAAGGTGTGGATTTAGTTGTGGCTCCTCATCGCTTGGATGAGGTTCGTGTGCTACGTAATCTCGGCATCAATGCGCCGTCACCCATACTGCACTACTACGACTGGGTTGGTCGGCATACACCGTACAACCACCAAAAAGAAACTGCCGCATTCTTGACGCTTAACCAGCGTGGGCTGGTACTCAATGAGATTGGTACTGGCAAAACTCAAAGCGCATTGTGGGCGGCTGACTATCTACTTCAAACCAAGACTGTAAAGAAAGTCCTCATCCTGTCACCGCTCTCTACTCTTGAGCGTGTATGGGGTGACGCCATCTTCACACAGTTTCCCCACCGTAAATTTGTTGTACTGCATGGAACAGCAGAGCGTCGTCGCAAGCTACTCAAAACTGAAGCTGACTTCTACATCATCAATCATGATGGGTTCAACATCATCTGCGATGAGACAAAGAACTTCTTTGACTTGGTGATTGTGGATGAGGCGGCTGTCTTGCGTAATCCATCCACGCAACGATTCAAAGTTTTTCGTAAATGGGTTGATGGGCAGAACAACCTAAGGTTATGGCTCATGACTGGTACGCCCACACCCAATGACCCGACTGACGCATGGGCGTTAGCTAAGTTGGTTAACAGTCCGTACTGCACCAAGACATACACATCGTTCCGTGAACAGGTGATGATGAAGATTGGTCAATGGAAGTTTGTGCCACGTCCTGAGTCTGTTGAGATTGTGAAGAACATCTTGCAGCCATCGGTGCGGTATACACGTGATGAATGTTTCGACCTGCCTGATACTGTGATTCAAACACGCAAGGTTGAACTGACTGCTGAACAGAAGAAACACTACACGCAAATGCTTCGACACTTCGTGACTGAGATGGCGGCAGAGCGTGTAACCAATGGCACTATCACTGCTGTGAACGAGGCGGTCAAGATACAGAAACTTGTTCAGATAGCTTGCGGTGTTGCCTATGGCGACGATGGACAGAACATTGAGGTGGACTGCACACCTCGTGTAAATGTAGTGAAGGAGGTGATTGAAGAAGCAGGAGAGAAAGTAATTGTGTTCGTCCCACTTACAGGAACCTTGCATATGCTTGAGCGTGAATTGGCTAAGCACTGGACTGTAGCGGTAGTCAATGGGCAGGTGAGTGCGTCACAGCGCAATCAAATTTTCCACGACTTCCAACATTCTAAAGACCCAAAGGTTTTAATCGCACACCCTGCGACTATGGCTCACGGTCTGACCCTGACCTCTGCGTCAACGGTTATCTGGTATGGCCCGATTACAAGCAACGAGCAATATGTTCAGGCGAATGGACGTATCGAACGCATTGGTAAGAAGCATGTTTCAAACGTAGTGCATATCGAGGCGACAGACCTTGAGTACAGGATGTATGAACGGCTGAGGAACAAGCAAAAGCTGCAAGGCTTACTGCTTGATTTAATTCAACAACAGACTAATAGGTGACACTATGACTGTAACAGTAGATGATGTTGTCTCTGCTTATCTAAAGCTGAGAGACAAGAAGGATGCAATGGAAGCGGAAGTAAAAGACCGCACCAAAGAAATCAAAGAACGATTGAACAAGATGGAAGCATGGCTGAAAGAACAAGCCGATGCACAGGGAGTCACATCGTTCAAGACCAAGCATGGCACTGCGTTTCTAACCACGACTGACTACGCCAACGTAGCCGACTGGGATTCCGTACTGGAATTTATTCAAGCGAATGAAGCGTTTGACATGCTGGAGAAACGTGTAAGCAAGATTGCCGTTCGTGGATATATTGATGCGAACAAAGCAGTACCCCCCGGAATTAACTACGGCACAAAGCTAGAAGTTAATGTTCGTAAACCAACTGCAAGAGTGGAGGATTGATATGAGTATCAGAGGATGGTTCGCCAAGAAGATGATGGCGGCAATGAGAGAAGTGAATGAGGCAGAATCAAGTCTCCGTCCGGCTACAGACATGGAACGCATGTTCGGTAACTGTAGTCCGTCTATTGTTGCGTTCCGAATTGAGAATGGATTTGTAGTCCGCACAATTTCACAGCAAGAACTGTATGAAGGTAGTCGTGTAGGAGGTGGCTTCACCTACTGCAAAGACCATACTGAAATAGCAGAACATATTGTTGCGTCTGAAGTAAAGCGCAAACTTGTTGGTGAACAACAAGAGATGTTCGGGCAGAGTATTCCTGCCATGCTACAGAAAAACGCTGCTATTACTAGCAGAGTTGGTAGTGGTGGAGTATCTAACACCGCCAAGAATCGTATTTAACCCGCTCAACTAAGGAGAAAACCATGAGCAATCTCGTACCCATGAACATCACTGTTCCCGCCCACCTCGCCAACCGTGTTGGTAAACCATCTGCATTGGCAGCGTCTATCACTGGTGGTCTAGCGCAAGGTGAATCTTTCCCACGTATCAGTATCAAAGGCTCACGCTTTCGCATTGTTGAAGATGGCAATGAGACTGTGCTGAACACCACTGAATTGGATGTAGTAATCGTCGGTGCTAACCCACGTCTGTCAAAGACTTGGTATGCCAAAGCATGGACACCTGACTCTGAACCTGCAAGCCCTGATTGTTTCTCGTTGGATGGCATTGGCCCTGACCAATCGTCTACACAACCACAAAATGATTTGTGTGCGTCTTGCCCTCAGAACGCATGGGGTTCCAAAGTAACTCCTAACGGACAGCAAATCAAAGCATGTGCTGACCAAAAGCGTTTGGCTGTTGTTGCTGCTGACGACACGTCAGGCCCTGTTTATCTCATGCAAGTAACTCCTGCTGCGTTGAAAGGTCTGAACGCATATCAGAAAGAACTTCACATGCGTGGCATTGCACCTGAGATTGTGAAGACACGTGTGTCGTTTGACACTGATGCGTCCTTCCCGAAACTCAAGTTTGGTTTCGGTGGATTCCTTGAGGAAGATGCCATCGCTACCGTGGATAGTTTGTTTGGTACGCCCGAAGTCCTTGAGATTACTGGCGAGAAGCCAAGCGTACAGGCTGTGCCTCAAATTGCACAAGCCGCACCAGTT